GTTTCAAAATATCTATGTTGAATTAAATCAGCCATTATTTACTTGTTGCTTTAGGTTTACTTGCTATTTGTTTCCTTTTCAATTCAGAATCAACCTGCAATTTCTCTTTGTCAAACTTCAATCTGGCATCAAACTCTCTAATCTGCTCAGCAAGTTTTGCTCTATCAGTGGCTGAAATTTCATCTACACCATCATCAACTGGCATCATTTTGCTCTGAGCATTGATGTTGGCAATAATAAGCTTAGTCTCATTATCCCTCTGATTAAGCATATCCTCATGCTGGAGCTTAGCCTGTTCCTGCTGCATAAGCATCTGTTGTTGCTCCATTGCAGCCTGTTGTTCAGCTTGTTGAGCTTGTTGTGCCCTTTCTGCTGCCTTCTTTTCTGAGTTCTCAATCATCTTGCGTTTCTCAACCATAGAGGCAGTAGAATAAAGATTGAGGACAGTAGAGAAATCAAGGAGCTGATTCTGTAAAGCAGCCTGTGCTAATTGAGGTATAATCTGCTTTAGTTGCTGGGTGTCTGAGCCATTATCAACCACAAGGCCATAATCTGATTCAGCAAACTCATCTCCATCAATGTCAATCATCTTCTCCATTCCATTAGGCAAGAGATATTGAAATTTCTTAGAGCGGCCTTTTAAAGCAATCTTAGCAGTCTCAAGGAAGCACTCAGTTACTCTCTTCCTCACATTTTCATGTGTAGCAAATAACCACTCGGTAATATGGGAAGATTGCAAGTTTGCTCTTTCCACACCACCCACAGTTTCTCTGTTGGCTACTTGTCCCTCTCTTTGTCTGTTAATACCTGATACCTCACCAAGTTCTGATTTTATGTATTCAAGGATATTTACATATTGCTGGATTGAATTTCCAAGCTCGGCATTTAAGACGCCCCTTGAAGCTGTATTCATTCCGCCAACAACCTTATTTAAGGCAGCACCATGCTTACCCTCATTAAAGCTGTCAATAACTGCAATATGATTAACCTTAGCATAATGTAGCCACTTACTTACAGTCCAACCATCAGGAATCTTAGCTAAGTCCATTTCAATGATTGTACCCCAGTTGGCAGCTATCAGCTTGTTAAGCCTATCATGTATAACATCGTAGAGATAGTTATAATTCTTCATTTTGTCAACCAGAGAGAAAGGCGGTTGACCATTGATTCCATAAATTGAACCTATGATGCCAAAGTGGCACTTAGAAGGATTTGAGAGTTTGTTATACTGAACTATCCTTGGCCTCATGTTTACATAAACATCTTCACCAATCTTAGTTCCTTCCCAAGCCTCATTGATATAATAAATCTTTTCTTCCTCACCAAGCTCCTTAACAGGAACATAGGTTTCAGTCCTGAAGCTGTAGACTTCCTCACCTGTCATAGGGTCATAAGATTTGATTCTCTTAATCTTTCTCCTTGACTTCCAATAGACTCTAAGAACTCTAACATTACCCCATTTATCAAAAGGAGCAAGATGAGTATGGGTAGAATCATACTTCCCTATTGGATTCCAGAAGAAATCCTCAGCAGAAGTAAGCTCATTACCATAGTTAGTTACAGCTACTTGTGTGGCTCTCTCATCCACATTATCCATATCATCGACTCTTGCACCCTGTTTGAATGAGCCTTTCTCAATGTACTCAACATCTTTCTTTGTAAGTACATCATAGAAAGTGTCAATCACCTTTCCAGGACTCATGTATTTCTCGATGATAATGAGGTCTGCATCCTCAACTTTATTTGAGTGCCCAGACCTATAAATCCTAATATCCTGAGGGTCAATCTTTTCCAGAATAGGTTCTCCACCTACAATATCACACTGGTAAATTTCCTCTCCGCAAATTAGGGCATCGGTAAATCCACTATTAAAAATAGTATCAAAATCATATTCCTTCTCATAGTGTTCAAGCAGATAAGTTGACCTCATCTCTCTTAAATCTTGCCAAGAGTAAGTAAAGAAGTCACTAATCTTTTCCATGTTTGCCATGAAATCTTCTTCACTTTGAGAAGTATTCTGTATTTCAGACTGAACCATTTGAAAAAGCTGATTAGCCTTTTCCTCCTCCTTCTCAGAAATGGAAGTAGGATTAGTCACAATCACTCTGTAGTCAAACCCTCTTGTACGCTCCTCACCTATGAGGACATCCAGTTTAGAGTTCATTATAGGGTAGTGCTGAATTTTTTCAGGCACATAATCTACGTCTTTCACTCCTTCTGGATTAACTACAAGTTGAAGGTCTTTCATGTGCAGGATACCATTGTAGAGGTCATAGTTGATTCTTTTACTATAAGCACTCTTTCTGATGGCTTCTCCGTCAAAGAGGGATTGATTATCTGCCCAATCTACAACAGATTTTCTCCATGCTTTACCCTTAGCAGAGAAGGGAAGTTGTTGTCTCGGAAAACCTTTACTTAACATATTCTTCTCTTACTTTAGTTTAACATTTCAGCCGCAAAGGTAAGTAAAAAATCCCACCTACACAATAAGCATAAATGGGATTATTTTACTCCTAAAGTTTTTTACTAAATTTACTGACCATCATAATTACTCTCAAAAAATGGGTCATGCGCAAGTCCACTACCCATAGGCCTACTATCTCTACTGGCTACATTTCCTTGATAGAGAATCATCTTTTCCTCCCTGTATAGCATAGCCATACCTAAAGCCCTAACTCGGTCTACATTTATATCAGGATTACATAAGATAAGCTCTTTAAGTAAAGCCCTATTGCGAATGAAGAATAGGTTGCTTACAGTTACCTCTTTTTCCTCATCTCCATCCTTGACAGTAGTAGTTATTGGCTTTAGCAACCAATTCCTGATTAAATCATCAGCATACTTATTGATAGGTAAGGTTGCATTAACACCCTTTGCTGTATTGCCATAACCAGTAAACTTGATTAATTGCTTATCTCTTAGATATTCAGGTGTATCAGCAAGTAGGTGGGTGCAATTGTGCGCTGAGAAATAGGCGAATATACCTTTCTTATTTTGCTCGTAAAGACACTTAGCATTATAGAGCAAGCATAAGGCTCTAACTATTTCAAAGTTCTCATCAGCATAATCCTGCCTACCTGTATATTCAGCCACTATTCTATCAGTGAATAAGTCAAGCACTATGGTAGATGTAAGTGACACTGAATCAGCAACATCATGGTCTACAGGGTCGTGACCTATAATATACCTATCTGCATAAGGCTGTCCTTGTGGATTCTTTTCAGGCATTTGGAAAATTTCAACTGCCCCTTTAATGCTGTTATCTTTCTTTACAGGAAATTCCCTTATGGGGGTCTCACTCGTAGGAATGAATTTAGCCTCACCATTTTTCTCAATAATGACAGTTCCAGTAAGAACGTCATTATATTCACTGGGATTAGCGTCAAGCTGATTTAACCTCTCAGTAAGTGGTGCAACAGGGAAGATGTTACCCTGAGTTCTTAGGATTGCTTCCTGAGGAGTAATAGGGATTTCGGCAATAGCTTTGGTAATGGAATTGATATCACTTGAGTTATACTTAATCCTAAATCTATCTGCGAGGATTTCAAGAATAGCCTTTGTCACATCAGAGTTTCCATTTTTATCATAGCACCCTTTTCTGTTGATGTAGCCAGGAAAGAAGAACGTGATTGTAGGCCTTCCTCTGCCCTCTATATCAAACACATTATTTAGAGCTAACATCCTATAGCCGTTAGGATTATATACAATCTCAGCAGCTCCAGAGAAGTCTGATTCATCATCACCCGCAGTTCCAATTAAGTACATTTGCCCGAATGAATATTCACCTTCCTGCACAGATGGAATCATAATATTGTAAAGCTCAAGCACATTTTTGAATGAACCGAACTCCTCAATCACAATAAAATGCAGACGCTTACCACGAACTTTAGAGGGGTCATCTTTAGCTGATACACCATAAACCTCATTAAGAGTTCCTTTAGCTGTACCAGTATCAAGGTCTCTATATCCCATAGTCCAAGTCATATCTGCCATTGAGGATTTCAATCTCTTGCTTGGCCATTGGGTGTTTTGTGCAAGGAAGTCAATATAAGCCTCAAATTTATTTAGGATTCCATCAGATGTAAGATACTGTTTCTGGTAAGCTGTAGCCATACATTTTACCCTCTCACAAATTTCCTCAGATTCACCCAAAACAAATAGTTTAGCCATTATTGCGCTCATACTCAAGGATTTGCTGTTATGAGTGGTAATAAAATCTCCAATCAGATAGCACGATGACTCATTATCAACAGTCACGCACTTACATCTCTCCTTGTGACTCCATTCTATATCTACAATCGTAGACCAATCTCTGTTACTGCGACTATAAGCAGACTCAAACTTTGTAAGTAATTCATACTTCCTTTTGAGATTGAAAATCTTGTCATTAGTGAAAATCCTAACTACATGGGAATCAAGACATTGCTTAAAGTCTCCATTCTTATCCTTATAGCCAGATGGTTTTACACTCTGCAAACAATTATATCCAAGACTTCTTGCAAGGAAAGCTATATTATCAGCAAGCCTCTTGGATGAAACCCCAATAATAGGGATGCCATTGCTGTCTACAAATCCATCTGCATCCATAATCCCCTTGAGGAGATTTAACCTTACTTTTCTTGAATTAAAGATGTAACAATCAGGAATAAATTTTCCCTCTGATTTCTTCATGTATAATCCAAGTTTTTCAAGGACTCCTCTTGCATCAGGAAAGTCTATGTAGTATTGCAGGTAGTTTTTCATCCTCCTTATAGGGTATGGAATTAACCCTTTATAGGTTTCCATATCTTCCTCGGAGGAAGTGTAATAGAATGAGTTTCTAAGCTCGTAAGTTCTAAAGCTGCCATCTCCAAGCAATAATCCCATTGTATATGGGTCAACTGGAACTTCTTGCTCGTTAAAATCTACGCCCTTGTGATTTGGAATTTTATAATTATACTCAACTCCTTTTGGATTTCTTTCTGATTTACTTCTCTTTCTTGCAAAGTCAGCCATCATTTCCTCTGTAGTTAGAGTTTTGAAACAATGGCTGGATTGCCTCCATACTCTCCACAAGTGATTTCCAGAAGATTCTACTGTTCTACCATCCTTTAATGTAATCTTGTAAATATCCAAAAATCCATCATAAGGAATATCTATTACAGTTGTTGACTCTCCATCATCTCCAAACAAAGTGTCACCAATCTGAACCTCACCCCATGATTTACATCCTGAAGGAGTATAGACTATCTGAGAATACGGGTGAGCCTTGCCTCTCGAGGAGATTTCACACCCATGTTTTCCTTGTTCTCTTGCTTGTTCTATGTAGTGCATACGCCAATAAATACCCTCCCAGAACTCAGGAAAGTCAATAACACGAGCGCCCCTCTTAGAGCCTTTAACTGTTTTAGTCTGAGGAATAGGACAATAATTCAAAAAGAAATACAAGCTGCCAGGAATCCATTCTCCATCACTTTCTCTTACATAGCCCTCTCTACATCTTCTGATTTCCTCATAACACCATTTACCATATTCACTATTAGGATTTGGATTAGGCCTCAGGAAAGTGTAACATCCATTCTTCTGGTAGAAGATAGCTGCTTGCCTGAAGTAATCCATATCCTCAAGAATATGAGGTCTGGTTATGTCAACCTTGATTCTGCCTTTCTCATCTCTCTCTAAATCTTTAGCTCTGGGCCTATCTCCTATGATATACTTTATGAAAGGTACTGTATTTACAAACTCATAGAACTGTTCCTGAACCTCAGTAGGGTATGAGAATAACTCAAGCTCCTCAGGAGTAGATTGAAATTCATTGAGTTTAACCGTTATAGCGTTTGAATCCATCATCAAATAAAGTTTTCTCGTTTCCTCCTCTTGCTCTACCTTCTTCCTCAATTTCCTTAGTTACAATTCTCTCAGCCTCTATTACATCCTTTGCAAGCTGAGGAACTTGCCTGATGGCTTGGGTTACAGAATTGATTGTGTACTTAGGTTTACCCTTATCATCAACATCATATAGGTCAATATTCTCAAGAAACTCAGAGAGCTTATCTACGGCAATCTTGGTACTTTGAAGCAGCTTGTAGCTACTGGTAATAATATGAGCCTTATATATGTCAATAGCTGCCTTGAGGTCTTTCTCTATTGTGAAGTCAAGCGGTAATCCCTCCTGTTTGAGGATTTCCCTGAATCTTTCTTCCTCAGATACTATATAGCTATAACTACTGCGAGGGTCAACCAGGAAGTAGAGAATTGACAATTGCTGCATGAATTTCTCCTTATTCTTGGTTTTATCCTTGTTGTATAGGTCTCTTATAGGCTTAATCAGGAAAGCCTCCTGAGTAGGCTTAATTTCGTATTGTATGTATTCTATTAAGTGCATATATAACTAAAAAGCCCACCCCGAAGGATAGGCTTGGATTTATTAAACAA